GTTCTTGTGAAGCATAGTCAAAAGATCCCCACTTAGATCCCTCCTCTGGAATAAACAAACCTCTAATAAGATTTTTTATATATGGATCTCTTGCAGGTATCTGTTGCAAGTTAGGATTACTTGAGCTAAATCTACCAGTAACAGTGCCTCCGCCGTCAGAACGTAGAGGATGAAAATCACAATGTATTCTACCGTCATGCGAGTGTTCAAGAATTGTATCGATAAAAGTCGTATTGGCTTTATTAACTTCCCTTATCTTTATAATCTTCTTCGCAATGGGATGAGAGTGATTAGCAAGAAATTGTTTTGTAAACGCGGGGGCCCTGGACTT